GACGTGATGAAGGCCAAGCGCGTGGGCTACACCAAGATGGTGACCGCCTACGTGGCCTACAACGTGGCGCACCGCCGCCGCAAGCAAGCCCTGTGGCAGCCCACCGACGACGACCGGGATAGCTACGTCAAGAGCGAAATCGACCCGGTGCTCGACCCGCTGACCGGCGTGCCAGCCGTCAACAAGGCCCGCCGGCGCGGCAAGGGCGCCAGCGAAGAAACCATCAAGTACAAGCCCTTCCGCGATTCGGCCCTGCACCTGCTGGGCGGCAAGGCATCGCGGGCGTACCGGCGCATCACCGTGGCCGTGGCCATCCTCGACGAAATCAGCAAGTTTGACCGCAGCATCGAGAAGAGCGGCCCGCCGCGCGGCCTGGCCCGGGGGCGGCTGGAAGGGGCGCCATACCCCAAACTGGTGTGCGGATCCACGCCGCTGCTGAAGGGCCTGTGCCACATCGAGGACGCGGTAGAAGAGGCTGAGGGCCTGGTGCGCTTTCACATCGAGTGCAAGCACTGCGGCGCAGAGCACCCGCTGATGTGGGGCGGCAAAGACAAGGTGCACGGCTTCAAGTGGGAGCGCGGCAACCCGGCCAGCGTGCGCCATGTGTGCCCGCACTGCCGCGAAAGCATTACCCAGGCCGACTACATGCCCGGCGGTATGCCCGTGGGCGGCGCCTGGGTGTGCGAGCGCACCGGCAAACGCTACGGCCCCGACCGCGTGTGGCGCGACAACAAAGGCATGCCCTGCCGCCCGCCGCGCAGCCTGGCCGTGCATGTGTGGACGGCCTACAGCCCGCAGCGCGCATGGACGGAAATCGTCACCGAATTCGAGAACGCCCTGAAGGCGCTGGAAAAGGGCGACGTGGGGCCCATGCAGCTCTTCGTGAACGAGACGCTTGGCGAAACGTGGGAGCTGGCCGGCGAGCGCACCGACGAACACGCCTTGCAGGCCCGGGCCGAACCCTACAAGCTGTGCACCGTGCCGCGCGGCGCGCTCATCCTCACCGCCGGGGTTGACGTGCAGCGCAACCGCTGGGAAATCACCGTGTACGGCTGGGGCCGTGGCCTTGAAAGCTGGGTGGTGGACGTGGCCGTGCTGGATGGCAACCCCGCCGTGGATGAAGAATGGCAGGCTGTCACAGACTACCTGCAGCGCCGCTACCCCCAGGAGGCAGCGCCCGGCCTCACCATGGGCCTGAGCGCCATCAGCATCGACAGCTCCGACCAAACCCAGGCCGTGTACAACTGGGTCAGCAAAGCCCAGCACCAGCTCAAAGGCCTGCGCGCCATCAAGGGCGGCGGCGAGGGGCCCATCCTTGGCCCCAGCAGCCTGCAGGAAATCAACTGGCGCGGCCGCAAAGTGCAGCGCGGCATCAAGCTGTGGCGCGTGGGTGTCGATTCGGCCAAAGACCTGCTGCTGGGCCAGCTCACCATCCAGCAGCCCGGCCCCGGCTACGTGCACTTTTCCGACGAACTGCCGCGCGAGTTTTACGAACAGATCACCGCCGAACAGCGCGTGCTGGCCCGCGTCAACGGGCGCGAAGCCTACCGCTGGATCAAGCGCCGCCCGCGCAACGAGCAGCTCGACAACCGCAACTACGCCATGCACGCCGCCATTGGCCTGGGCCTGCACAAGCACACCGACGCGCAATGGGCGCGGCTCGAAGCTGCTGTGCAACCACCCGCAGACCTGTTCAGCCCGCCGCAACAAATTCAAGCAAAAACAGGCTCAGGCGCTTATGCAGAAAGCGCTAGCAGCTATGCAAACAATAGCGCAACACCGCCAGCACCACCCACCAGAAAAGGAAAGCCCACGCATGCAGCCACAGACGGATGGTCTTTTGACCGCAGAGCCTGAAGCAACCGCGCCGCCGCTCGACGACGAAGCCGCCACGCTGCGCGACGACGTGCGCTGCATCCTGCTCGAATGCCACCGCGACCGCGCCCTACAGGCCGTGCTGCACAGCACCGCCACCACCGACGCCATCCACCAGCTGGCCGATGCCGTGGCGCGGCGCCTTGCGCCCCGCATTGGCGGGCGGTATGTGCCCAAGCGCGGCGATAGCGACGCCCGCGCCAAGCGAGACGCTGCCGTGTGGCAGGCGTGGAACGGGCGCAACGGCGCGCAGATCATGCGCGACTTCGCCATATCGCGCCGCCTGCTGTATTCCATCCTGTCGCGCATGCGTAAGATGTAAATAAATTGCGAATTCGCTTGCTTTATTTGATTGTTGCGCTACAATAAAGCCATCAACAACGCAACGGAGCAAACAGAATGACCAACACCATCACCATTAACGGCTACACACAAGAATGCCACTGCGAACACTGCGGCCGCCCATTGAAGCTGGGCGTGAAGACTGCGGAGGTCGGAACAATTGGCGCTGATTGCTTTGTCAAATTGATTGCTAAAGACAAAAAGCGCTACAGCGGCAACGGAAAGCCGTCAGCTGAAATGGTGAAGCAATATGCCATCATCATCACAAAGGGGCTTGAGTACGCTGCGCGGTGCCATGGACTGTATGCCCGCAGCTTTCAGTTTCAAGCCGCATGAAAGGCGGCAAACGAGAAGGGGCGGGCCGCCCCCCGTCACCACCCAGGCCCGCCCCGGTGTCCTGGCGCCCCGACACTCAAGAGCAGCGCGACAAGTTCCTTGAGTTAGGCGGCGCCCGCTGGCTCAAGCGCCTGCTGAATGACGCCATGGCGGCAGACAAGACGCAAAAGTAGTGCAGCTTTTTTAGATTTTGCACAGCCATGCGGGCACCCTTGCCCCCCATGGCTTTCACCACCCAAGACCTCGCCGCCATTGATGCGGCCATTGCATCGGGCGAGCTGACCATTCGCGCCGCCGACGGCAAGATGGTCACCCTGCGCACCATGGCCGAGCTGCTGCAGGCGCGCGAAGCCATCAAGACAGACATTGCCGCCGCAGCGCCCGCCGCCCAGCGCCGCGCCTACCCGCGCCACCAGCTGGCCGACTTCTCGGACTGACCATGGCCGCAAAAACCCCCCGCAGCATCGTTGACCGCGCCGTGGCGTGGCTGTCGCCATCGGCCGCCGTCAAGCGCGCCCAGGCCCGCCAGGTGCTGGCCTACTACGAAGCCGCCCGGCCCGACCGCCTGCGCAAAAACCGCCGCGCCACTGGCAGCGCCAATGACGAAGTGCTGCAGGCCGGTGGCACCCTGCGCCAGGTAGCCCGCCACCTTGAACAAAACTACGACCTCGCCCTGGGCGTGCTCAACACCCTGGTGGTCAACGTGGTGGGCCCCAACGGCATCGGTGTGGAGCCGCAGCCCCGCAAGGCAGACGGCAGCATTGACGACGCCCTGGCCCGCCAAATCCTCATGCTGTATCAGGACTGGTGCAAGGCCCCCGAAGTGACCCGCCAGCACGACTGGCCCAGCGCCCAGCGCCTGCTGGCCCGCAGCTGGCTGCGCGATGGCGAAGTGTTCAGCCAGCTCGTCAGCGGCATGGCGCCCGGCCTGCAGCACGGCAGCACCGTGCCGTTCAGCGTGGAGATGATCGAGGCGGACTTTGTGCCGCAAGACCTCAACAGCAGCACGCCCGCCATCGTGCAAGGCATCAGCGTCAACGCCTGGGGCGCAGCCACGGGCTACAACGTGTACAAGGCCAGCCCGCTCGAAGGCGTGGCGCTGCTGGGCGCGTCGCAAACCAAGTTTGTGCCGGAAGACCGCATGCTGCACCTAAAAAACGTGCACCGCATCCGCCAGATGCGCGGGGTGTCGGTGTTCGCCAGCGTGCTGAACCGCTTTGACGACCTGAAGGACTACGAAGAAAGCGAGCGCATTGCCGCAAAAATAGCCGCCAGCATGGCCGCCTACATCAAAAAGGGCGCACCCGACCTGTACGAACCCGACGCTGATGCAGAGCCGCGCAACATGAAGTTCCGCCCCGGCATGGTGTTTGATGACCTCAAGGTGGGCGAAGAAATCGGGATGATCGACACCAACCGGCCCAACCCGAACCTGGAGACCTACCGCAGCGGGCAAATGAAGGCCATTGCCGCAGGCGCGGGCCCCACCTTCAGCAGCATCAGCCGCACCTACGACGGCACCTACAGCGCCCAGCGCCAGGAGCTGGTGGAGGGCTACGCCGTCTATGCCACGCTGTCCAATGAATTCATCGGCCGCATCGTGCGCCCGGTGTACGAGCAATTCATTGCCGCCGCCGTGGCCAGCGGCCAGCTGCGCGTGCCTGCAGGCACCCAGCCCGGCACCCTGGCCAGTGCCAGCTACATGCCCCCCGCCATGCCGTGGATTGACCCGCGCAAAGAGGCAGAAGCCTGGGGAATGCTGGAAGACCGCGCCTACGCCAGCGGCCCCGAAATCATCCGCAAGCGTGGTGGCAACCCGCTTGACGTGCTGGAGCAGCAAGGCCGTTGGCTGCGAGAAAAGGCAGCTGAGGGCGTGCCGCACAACGCGGCCATCGTGCGGCAAGAAGCGCGCACCAACACCCCAGAGGAATGACACCATGACCTTTTCAAAAGCCAACGGCGCAGTAGTGCCTGTGATTCTCGACGACGCAGGCCAGGTTCCCGTCACCGCAGGACAGATCACCACCACCACCGCCACCATCGCCCTAAACGCCAGCGTCAGCAATGACCTCGACCTTGGCCTGATGCGCCTTGGCTGCATCGCCATGCCCACTGCTTGGACTGCCGCCAGCCTCACATTCCAAGTCAGCCATGACGGCGTGGCGTGGAACAACCTGTACGACATGTACGGGGAGGAATACACCGTGACCGCATCCGCTGGCAAGTCCATCATCATGCCGCTGTCAGACATGCTTAGCGTGCGCCATCTGCGCATCCGCAGCGGCACCAGCGCACTGCCGGTGGCCCAAGCCGCCGCCCGCTCCATCATCCTTGTGTTGGTGCCCTGATGCTTAGGATCGGCGCGCGCCGTGCTGCGGTTTTTGCGGCAAAGCCCTTGGCCCAGCAAGTCGCCGCGCTCTTTCGCAGCGGCGAGCAGGGCGCCTTTTACGACCCAAGCGACATGAGCACGATGTTCCAGGACGCCGCCGGCACGCTGCCTGTGTATGCGCCGGGGCAAGGGCGGGTTGATCCGCCGGTAGGGCTGCTGCTGGACAAGCGGCTGGGGCTGTCAAAGGGGCCGGAGCTGCTGATGAACGGCGACTTCGCGGCAGGGAACGCCTCATGGGGGGTCTCCGG